CGGAAGATGAAGACGGAGCAATTTGCTCAAATGGATTTTCAGTATTAAGAAATATTCAGGGAGTCGAGCCTTTGTTTTTATTAGTATATATGCGGACAGACTTTTTTTGCGTCAGATTAAAAGGTACATGACAGGTCATGCGATTCCTACTATTTTAGTAGATGATTTGTCAAAAGTTTTAGTGCCTATTCCACCCAAATCTGAACAGCAGAAAATAGCAAAAAGTATGGCTAAAATTCAAGCAATTAGAAAAGAAGCGTTAAAAGCAAGTGAAAATGTGGTTAACGAAATGAGTCTTTTGCTTGACCAATTTGAGTAAAGCAAAACAATTAAAGCTAAGACAGAGGTAAAAAAAAAAATGACTAAAGAGTACAGACAAGTCGGTTCCTATTGTTGGAAACTTAGATTCGTGGGAGGTGGAGTAGTGTTGCTAACTTTCCCCGTAGTAGGTGGTTTTGGGGGTAGTTTAGCGGAAGCCGTGTGTAATTTCACTGAGCAATTCGAGCATGAGCAGGATGACCAGTTTATAAAACTTATTGATGCCCACCCCGGAGAGTCTCTCACCATCGAAAGTTTAACCTGTCTTGGTAGTTTCATCGAGGAAAGAGAAATTCTAGACCCCATTTAAGCTGGTTCCTACTTAGACTATAACTCTATACCTGACTAATAATTAGCTAGGTTAACCATCAATAGATACCCTATCCTCTGGTTCTAAATCAGAAAAACGGGTATCTATTTTTGCACCCTGAGATAAATTACATTTAGGACAAAGGAGAACTAAATTGTTAATATCAATAGCTAAATTAGAGTTGGAAGAATCCATTTTAGAAATTGGGAATAAGTGGTGAACGTGGTAGTCTTGGGGAAGATGTTGTAAACAGCTTGGGCAAAGGAATCTTTGACTACGTTTGAGAATCTGGATAGCCGATTGTCCATTAGAAGATTTCCTCCAATTAGAAAAGGTTTGTCGAATAGTTTTAGTCATAGTACCCAAAAATTAGGTTAGGTTTAGAGTCCTTACTCTCATTAGAATCCTCTCACTACCCATAACCCCAACACATATCCAAAAAGGGTTATCACTACCATCAGGGTCTACCCCCGTATTACGATAAATTTGACCAACGGGGATGGCTAGGGATGTTTTTAGGAGATTGGATGCTACACCAATAGCTCTATTGGGACTGGCATTGTCCCTAAGCACTAAGTCGGTAGTATTTGCCCCCGGTGTAGAAGTTTGACAAGTTATTGAGTAATTGGCAATTTTTGCTTACAATAAACTCTTGTAGAAGCAGTCATTAAAACCCTGAGAGAATTTATGTCCTGCCTACAATAAAGACGTTCTAAAGCAAAAAAGCCTGAAGTAGGGAAATAGAGCCAACGCATACAACAAAAAGCAGGATACAACCTTAGATTGGGCGTATAAGATTCTATAGAACATCAGTAGTACGGATACGCATAAGAAGACTCCCAGAGTTAAAATTAGCAACCGAGAGCCAAAAGGGATTATCACCGCTATCGGGGTCAACACCAGTGCTTTTAATAATTGTCCCCATAGTAATAGCAGAAGGGGAATAAATAAGATTCCAACAGCGACCAATAGCATTAAAAGGAGAACCAGAGTCCCTAGGGCAAAAGTCAGTAATATTAGCACCAGCAGTAGCGTTTTCACAAGATATAGAGTAGTTGGAATTACCAGAATTAAGACAACCAACCCAAACACTACTATAGGGGTACACAATGTCTAACTGGTTAGTATTACTGCTACCCCTCCAAGAATAGAGAAGATTAATACTACTGGAGAGAAAGTTAGAACCCGTAAAGAATGAGTCCTTAGTATAACCAAAATAAATTAGACTACAGCTAGTAATATTTTGAAGATTGGCAGTAGGGGAATGCCACAAATACCAAATAGTGGAGTATTGGTTAGTGACGGAAATAAAATTATTGTACTGAGTAGCACCCACTAGGAAACTCCCTGAAACTCTAGAAAGAACACTACTATTAGTAGCCCCAAGGTGTCTAAAATCAGGTTGAGTCTGGCTATAGCTTGCAAACCCTCCGAAAATATGAGAAGTTAGATTACCAGGGTCACGAATAGCCCAACGATAGTTAGAGCTTGTCACTGGTAGACTTGCCCCTTCGTTAGGGTGATTAAAAGTAAAATAAGAATTTCGGGTATTCTGGTTCACCCTAGTGTATCTAGTACCAAGAGCCGCAGAGAAATAAGTATTAAAATCCCAGATACCAGTGCTGACAAAGATTTGAGAAATCCCATTAAAGGAGTTCCAGTAAGTATTACCAATATTGTCTGTAGAGGTAGACATTTAAAAATATAGCGAGTTTCCTGTAGATTGGGCGAGCATAGGGAAAAATAAATGTATATCCTGGTAAGAATAGAAAAACCCCTATGCGGCTAAGAGTTGACAAGGGGTAGGTCAGGAGCTATACTTAGGGAAAGTGACAAGAGTAAAGAAATGGGAAATGAACTTAGAGTGGGAGACCGACTAGGCATTAGAACCTTTGATGATTTTTTAGAGTTTAAAGTAGTGCGGGTAACTCCAACCTTAGCCCATATCCAAGTGACAAACTACAATTGGATAAGTGGGGTGTTCAAGGTAAAAAAAGAGTTGAAACTAGAGGGAGACAGACAAGTAGCAGTTTGGTACGGGACTACCCCCAATGTTGTAAATACGCTTGAGCCACTATATTTATTCGACAAAGCGTGCGAGGTGCAAAAAAGGGGACAGGCGACTACCCTAGCATTAAAATTAGGGGTATCCATAGTCAAGGAGGAAGTGAGAGGACTATCAAATCTAGACTCGGTAGACCGGGGAAATGCAGTTCTAATATTATTACAATTAATGGAAGAATTGAAATTAGATTCAAAACGAGTAAAGGATGAACTAAATAAATGACAGAAGAATCAGGGTTAGAACTTAAAGTCGGAGACCGATTAGGAGTTAAGACAAGAAATGGCTCTTTCCTAGTATTTGAGGTAAAAAGGGTCACTAGAACCTTAGCCTATGTTAAGGTAGTAAACTCAACCTGGCCAAGTGGTGAGTGGAAGGTAAAAAGAGAGATAAAACAGAATAACGGGAGAAAATACGCAAACTGGTACGGGATTGTACCCTGTGCTGTGGGTACAAGTTCTATGTTATATCTCTATGATGAGGAGTGCGGGAATTTAGAAAAAGGACGAAGAACAACCATCGCACTGAAATATGGGGTGGAGAAACTAGAAAAAACAATTAGAAATCTACCTGCCTCAGACGGAGTAGACCGAGAAAATGCGGTTCTAAAACTTATTAGTCTAATGGAAGAATTAAACCTAGATGTAGAACCAGTTAAACAAAGACTCGCAGGAGAGAAATAAGGATGTGTTTACTGGGACAATTAAACGGGATAATCTGTTATGTTGTCTTATAGTATAAGAGGGGAAACTTGCCGATTGATTAGTGCTAGGAGAGCAAACGAACGTGAGCGAAGAAAGTATCAAGAGAGTAGCCCCCAAAATGGGGATTCTTAACACAAGAGAGGAAAGGCAAGATTTAAGCGATTTAACCGATTGGGAGCGAGTTAAATCGATGAGTGATGCAGAAATCGAGGCTAATGCTTTGTCAGATACCGATGCTCTTCCTTTTGATGATGATTAGGAAAATGCAATTCTTAAACTTATCAGTCTAATGGAAGAATTAAACCTAGATGTAGAACCAGTTAAACAAAGACTAGCAGGAGAGAAATAAAGAGATGAAAGAACTTCAAGTAGGGGACAAAATAGCGTCAATCGGTTACAGTTCTGCCTTTTCAGACTACTTTCGGGTATTTGAGGTAGTAAGAACAACACCAAAGAAAGCCAAAGTAAAATGTTTGAATGACAAAAAAACATTTGGAGACAGAGAATTTCTCGTCGCCAGAAAGCCTTACTTCAATTCGTTTAGTGAGAAATACTGCTACCGATTTCAGGGTGATTATACAGGGAGAGACGGGGTTTTCTTTGATGAAGAAATTGAGAACCAATTAACTGAGTATCGAAGACTGAAAATATTCAAGCGACAAGCTTTCATGGTTTGTGAATGGTCTAAAGATTTAGATTCCTGTACAGAAAAAAACCATGTATTGTATGCTAAAATGGCAGAAGTGGCTCAAATTGTGGAAGAAATAAAAGGAAATGAGTAATTTCAAGTTTATCGATTTATTTGCGGGCATTGGCGGATTTCGGATAGCCCTAGAAAGTTTAGGGGGGGAGTGTGTATTTGCCTCTGAAATAGACAAATTCTGTCGACAAACCTATGAGGTCAATTACGCCCATAAACCTGAAAACTCCGACATTCGGGAGCAGGATGAGAACCTAGTGCCAGACCACGACATATTGTGTGGGGGATTCCCATGTCAAGCCTTCTCACAGGCTGGCAAGCAGTTAGGATTTGAAGATGACCGAGGGGTACTCTTTCTGGACATAGTGAGAATCCTAAAAGCCAAAAGACCGAAAGCATTTATCTTGGAGAATGTAAAAGGTCTAATTACACATGACAAAGGGAGAACATTAACGACCATACTAAAAGCCTTGAAAGAGGACTTAGGCTACCTTGTACCTAAACCGAGAATATTGAATGCCAAAGGTTTTGGATTAGCCCAAAACCGACCGAGAGTATTTATTGTGGGATTTCGGGGGGACTTAAATATTACCTTATTCAACTACCCATACCCCGTACCGCACAATAACTATGTCCAAAAGATTCTAGAACAAGAAGTATCCCCTAAATACTACATTTCCCAGAGGTATTGGGAAGGGTTAAAAGCGCATAAGTCCAGACACGAAGGGAAAGACAATGGATTTGGGTATCAGATTCTAGACCCCTACGGTGTTTCTAACACAATAATGGTTGGGGGACAAGGGCGGGAACGAAACTTAATTTATGACCCGTCAATAAAAAAGAGAGGAGGGCTTGACAGTAAATCTAATACAGAGTATATTAGAGTCATGACACCACGGGAATGGGCAAGACTACAAGGTTTTCCAGAAAGTTTTAAGATTGTAGTGTCCGACACTCAAGCCTATAAACAATTTGGCAATTCAGTAGCCATCCCAGTAGTGAGAATGGTAGCACGAAACGTTTTGTTGGGACTCCAAGAAGCTGAACCAAAACTAAGCTTTTTGAATCCGACAGATTGGAAACAATTACACTCAGGAATTTAAACCATGATTAACAGTTTAACCCCCTTAAAAACGACCCCCGCTTTAGACACATTTTTCAGTGTTGAAAAAACCCAGTGTCTATGCTATAAAATGCCATCCTACGAGGATGGGTGGGTAATCCAGGGCTTAGGTCAAATAGAAGTAAAAAACCAAAACCATCTAATGTTTGGAGACACTGCCCAACTGGTAAAAGTTACCGAATATGCTGGAATGGAAATCCCCCTACTTTGTGTGGTAGGATTTAAAGTCCTACTAGACTGGTTTGCGTAAAATTAAACGGGGTTTACAGTTTAAAACTAGCTTAGACCCCCCCAAAAAAATAGGAGTAAAAATGTTTGAAACAATACCGTTGGAAATACTTGACAATGATGTTCTTATCACCCTATTATGTGATTTGAGAAATGCGATAACTGATAGTTTAAAAAGAGGGAAAGAAAGCTGTAGCATATTTACCAACCAAGCAGAAGAATTTTACCTAAACGAAATGATACTGAGAGAGTTTGAAAAAGCCTTAACTCCTGAAGTAGGACAAGAGGTAAAAATTAGGAAAGGTCAAGACAGTACGGGTGTTTGCAAATACTTAGTAATAGAGGTTGTTTAAATGAGCCAACATAAAGGATTACAAAAAGAACTAATCCCCCTAAAAAGCCTTGAAAGCTTTAAATTAACCTCGTTCTATGGTTATATGGACAGTCGTTTTCCTTACTCGCCAGTGATAGTAATGGAAGATGGTACAGAATACTGCAATTGTGCCTGTTCTAGTTTAGAAAATTGTGTATCCGCCCTAAACGAGTACGTCTACTGTGATGCGGTGTTTGACTGTGATGCGGTGTTTGTTTTTATCCTTGAAGGAACCAAAATTATTGGAGGTTGGTATGTCCAAAAAGAAGTCTAACCAATTTATCAAATCCCCCCTACGCTACCCCAGTGATAAACAAAAGGCAGTAGACTTTCTTAGTCTATTTTTCCCCCAAGAAATTGATGCTTTTGTGGAACCTATGGTAGGGGGAGGCTCGGTAATGCTGTATGTTCGGCAACAATACCCCAAAGCTAAACTATGTATTAACGACCTAAACCCCGAAGTCTTCATTTTCTGGAAATCTGTAAGGGATGATTTGGACAATCTCATCAAAGGGGTAGAAGCATGGTATAGTGTTAAAAAGAACTTTTTAACAAAAGAGAAAAAGTTCTTTGAGTTCCTAAAAAATATATGCCCTGAAACTTTAGGGTTTACGAACAGAGCGGCACGGTGGTATGTTTTGAATCTTGTAACTTTTAGCGAAACGTTAGAAAGCGGGGGATTCTCCAAAGACGCTTTCCATAAGCGTTTCACAATCAGTTCCATCGAACGATTGGCGAAGCTGAAAGGGTTATTGGAGGGGGCTGTAATTACCAACATAGATTTTGAAGGTTGCCTATCTACCAAAGCAAAACAGGGGGAGTTTGTCTTTCTAGACCCCCCGTACCTAGCGGCTGAGAAATCTAAGCTGTATGGGGTCAACGGTAGTCTTCACACTGGGTTCCCCCATGCGAGATTAAAAAAAGTGGTGCATGGCTTGACAAACCCAGTAATGATAGCCTATAATGATAGTGAAGCGGTCAGAAACCTATATCCCGAAGAAAAGTACGAGAAAATAACATGGGAGTTAGGGTATGGGATGACCAATGGGAAAACGGGAAAAGAGTTAATAATCCGTAATTATAAAAGTTGACCTGATTTCTAACCTGTTTCAATGGGAACCCTAAAACCCATTTATCTTTAGCCAAAAATTAATTAAGGAGTCACCATGCGTAAACTAGCCAGCCTCGAAGTTATTGAAAATCTTTCCCCCATCCCCGATGCCACCGCTATTGAACTAGCTCACATTAAGGGATGGAAAGTAGTAGTAAAGAAAGGTGAATTTAAAGTAGGAGACCAGTGTGTTTACTTTGAAATTGATTCCTTTTTGCCCGAATTACCTATTTATGAGTTTTTGCGAAGTTCTAGTTTTAAAACTCTTGCAACGGGTGAGAAGGGGTTTCGCATTAAAACCTTAAAGTTAAGAGGGCAAATTAGCCAAGGGTTAGCTTTGCCTCTTTGCAAGTTACTCTCTGGTTCAGAGTATCTCCCCGTAGGTTTTGACTTGTCTGACCGTCTAGGGGTTAAAAAATGGGAACCCCCCGTTAGTGCTTCATTAGGGGGTGATGCTAAGGGTAATTTCCCCGGCTTCCTCCCTAAAACGGATGAAGAACGCATCCAAAACCTAAAAAGCCAGTATTCCAGTTTATCCGAAAAAACCTACACCGTGACTGAAAAACTAGACGGGACTAGCTTTTCGGCTTACCGTCAAAATGACGAACATGGTGTATGCTCTCGTAATTTAGAGCTTAAGGAGACTGAGGGTAACGTATATTGGATGACTTACCATAAATACAAGGTTAAAGATTTTTTACTCTCCCTGTCTTTTAATGCCGCCTTACAAGGGGAAATTGTGGGAGGCAAAATCCAAGGAAACCCTTATAAACTGGGACAGCATCAGCTATTTGTGTTTAACCTAATCAATCTTGATACGGGGGAACGTCTTGATATTTTCAAAGCCCCTTATCTGGGTATGCTAAAAAAGGCAGGTATTGATACCGTCCCCCTACTAGAGGGGTTTGCTACTCTGCCCCCCAATGTAGACGAGCTAATCCAAGCGGCAGATGGCTCCTCCGTGCTTAACCCACAGTCTAAACGAGAAGGTTTAGTTTATAGAAGCTTTACGGGAGAATACACCTCCTTTAAGGCAATATCCAACCAGTTTTTATTAAAACAGAAGGACTAATTAAGTTCCACATTGTCAAAACAGGGTTCTGTTTTAGACCCACCCTTGTTGATATTTATTAACATTTTCGGTAGTTTTCTACTAAGGTTAAAGTCTAAAAGTTTTTTCTAAACCCCTTGACACCTAATCTACTCTCTGATATACTGGATTCAACCATTTCAAGTAACAACTATGACCCAATTAACCCCATCAGTCCAAACATTAACCAATGACCAAGCTATGGCCACAAAGGAACTAGAAACCTGGTGGAGAATGGGGTTAAATAAACGAGAGCATCTGCTAATCGGTGCGGCGGGTACTGGAAAATCCACGCTTATAGCGCACTGGATTTCATTGCACCCTGAAATCAAGGTGGTGATGCTCGCCCCGACAAACAAGGCGGCCAAAGTATTGAAAGAAAAATTAACCTTTCAGGCGGATGTGTCAACTATCCATGCCATTCTAGGGCTGGTAGTTCAAGAAACTGGGGGAAACTACAAGGTAAAAGGTTCCAGAGTCATCAGAGACTCGGAAAGCCAAATACTGGATACTGGGTCTACAAAAATGGATAACACCTACGACTTAATAATTGTAGACGAAGTATCTGTTTTAGATTTGGAAGTCGAAACAAAAATCCGACAAAAGGCAACAGAAATAAAATCGAAAATCCTATGGGTGGGGGATGAATGTCAACTTCCCCCACCAGGTAAAAAACCAAGCTCAGTATTCAGTATTAAAAGTTCTTCAATACTAGAACAGGTAGTGAGATTTGATGCTGGGGCTTTAAAGGTAGCCGATTACCTTAGAAAGTTAATCAAAGTCCAAACCCCTGAAAAACCACCATTGGAGCAGATACTGTCCACGCAGGAGGAACTTGAAGAAAAGTATCACAATGTCTTTCTTCTATCGAAAGGAGATTGGTTCGGAAAAATCAGAGAATATGCGTTAGCCCAAAAGGAATATAAGGTTCTAGCACACAGAAACGAAAAAGTCTGTAGCTATAATAACCTAATCCGAGCTTTACGGGGAATCGATGACAAACCATTTTCAAGTGGGGAGCAGTTATTATCACTAAAAAGAAATCTCTACCAAAAGTTTGAAAACGGTCAAGTGAGAAGAATATCCTTTACCAATGGGGAAGAAGTGGAAGTCGTATTCAGTCAAAAAACTGTAAAATATTTTTGCGACCCCCTACCTGAAAAAGGCTTAGACATATTCGATGCAAAAGAAGTGGTGGATTTCACTTTAAACTTCCAGCAACGAAAAAACTATCCTGTTGAAGTCTGGGATACCGAAGTGCGGTCATTAGACAGACCTGCGGCATGGAGATTGATTTTTGTTGACCCATCAAAACATGAACAAATGGTGGACACTTTAAATCGTTCAAAAAGTATTCAGGAAGACATACAATTTGTAACAAACGTGCTTTACCGGGTACAAGAAATGATTGCTGGAAAATCGGGATATGACCAAAATATGGACACAGAGGAATTAGCTTCAGAAATTCTGGATTTTATAGGGACACAGTACAAAGACGAAGTAATTGCAATTGGAAATGTTTTGCAAAAAAATTGTAAAGCACTGTACGGTGCTTATAAAGAGTGGCAAAACCTGTGCTTCCTCACTTATCACTGGAGTTATAACAATGCGATTACCGTGTATAAATCGCAAGGCTCTGGATGGGACACAGTGTTCGTAGATGGAGAGGACATTTATTCAGCCCCAAACTGGAAGAAACTGCTTTATGTGGCAGTGACACGAGCTAAAAAACAAGTGTTCATTAAGGAGTAAGAAAAAAAATGAAGAAAAGGAAGACTAAAAATAAGGGTTTAACATGGGATAAAGTGTCCAAACCCCCGACCTTGGAGGAGATTCTACAAACTCTATGGGAAATGGGACATGAACCCTATAAAGTAAGAAACAAGTCTTCATCAAAAAATAAAGGAGAGAATTAAGGATGAGAAAACTAAAACTTGTAACCCCCGTGAGAGTTAGTGAAAATCCTATAGCCCAACAGTACATCGTAATCTCAGGGCTAAGGGGTTCAGGAAAAAGCACTTTGGTAGAAAGCTTAAAAACCCCCTTGAACGCACTAGGAATGTGGCAAAGAATGACCCAAATAGTGCCAGAGTTGTGGGAGAATAACCCTTATATACCTCTTAACCCAGAGCCAAAGTCGAAAGAGGCAATACATTTAACCGAGTTACAACTCCAAAACGCTAAAACACAGCTAATGGTAGGACGATTCTGGTGGGAAAAGGGGTTCAACGTAATCCAAGACACCACTTTTAAAGACATTAAATCCATCTACGCCTCGGACTACTACTTAGGGGAAAAAAGAATATTTGTGGTATCCAGCGCACTTCAGGGGCATAACCCGCACGATTACCCCAAAGAAACTTTAAGGGTATTTTTAAACCCCCCGTTTGAGTTTTTGGTATCCCGAATACAGGGAAGAAGTCGGGGGTACGAGGAGCTAACCCCTATGTTCAAAGAAGCACTAATAGCGGAATACGAAGAATACCAAAAGCTAGTAAGCTATCGCATGGGCTATGACCATAATTCAGGAAAAGTGCTGGAAATAGTTAATCCTCAGTTAGAACCGATGGAAATAGTGGACAGGATAGTGAAAACCATACAAAAATAGGTGAAAACACCTATTGACAGAAAGTGAAAAATTAGATAGTATAGAGTTGTTATTCTTTACAACTCTATACTTTTATGGAACCAGTATTTGACAAAGAAACAGAAAGAATCGTAATTCTAACAGAGATGCTAATAGAAGAAAAGTTTGAGACTTTCCTGAAAACTCTACAAAAGGCACAAATGCCATTAGTGGGAAAACTATCACTGTATAGTAATACCATAGAAACATTAGTGGGGATAGGCTATGAAGCAGTTGCAGAAAGATATTTTGACTGGCGTAACCGTTGTTACCCCTTAGAGGAGACAAGAGGGTGGTATGAGGTTTTACCCTTAGAAGTCGAAGGTAGTGTTTACTATGTAGGGTACAATTTTAGCTCGAATTATGAGCTATCGGCGTTCCTGTTAAAAAATTACCATGCCTACGTTCTGTGCCAAAGTTTAATATTGGGGGGAAATTACGAAGAGTATGTAAGGATGTTCAAAGTCTCTAAGGCGGATTTGCTGGATAAATGGCTACTTCACCATGGAACCTTGGCCATGTTCGACATGGAAAAAAACCTAATAGCAGGGCAAAAAAATAGAGCAGACCTACTGACGTTTATTTCTGACAATTTCGGTTCAACCATTGTAGCCCTGAGTTAGCATAATGTACACTTTTCAAGAACAGCTTAAAAAAGGTCAAGCCGTTGAGCAACGGGTAATCCAGATGCTTGAGGAGTTAGGAAAACCTCTCAAATTGGCGGAAATGGTTGACCAAAAAAGGGGGATAGATTGTTTTGTGGGGGAATACTCCTTAGAAATAAAGAGTGACTTCAAAGCTAAACAGACCCGAAACTTTTACTTAGAGATAGAATTACCCCAAGACAAGTTGGGTTGGGTGATGAGTTGCCAAGCAGACCGGTTAGTTCTGGTTTGCGGGGACAATCTATTATTCACAACACCTGACTATCTAAGAAGTAAAATAGAACATTGGAAAAGCAGATACCCTATTAAAACCTGTCACAATGCCAACGGGTATTGGTCAAAAGGAGTCCTTGTACCCTGTAAGGAAGTAAATGGGGAAAGGCTATCCTGGGGCGAAAGTAAGGTAAGATTAAGTAAGATATTCGATGTAGGGTTTAACCCAAAGTTAGCAAAATGTTATCAATATTAAAGAATCATCCACCAGTGGTCGTAGCGTATGTAGCGGGGGTAATTGAGGCAAAAGCATCGGTAGGTTTAACTGTAGAAACAGCTAGAGATATTGTCTACCCCAGCATAGAGCTTTACCATAAGAGTGCGGATTACCTGTATCTAATGCAGAGTTATATCGGAGGAACGGTAACGAAGAAAAAAAGGAGTAAACAGTTTAAGCTGTTTGTAAGGTATCAGAATGCGGCAGATGTCCTAGAAGACATAGAACCCTACTGTCTGATACTTAAACCGCTAATTAAAAAACTCTTGGAGTACCAGAATTGGGTGATTAGCAGACCCTGCCCGACTAAATATGGGGCATTTGCCAGAAAACAAACAACGGACAAATACATATTTGAGGTCATACAACTGAAAATAGAAGTAGAAACAGCAAATTCAATGAGCTTAACGGAGTCACGGTTCATTCACCCCGTCACAAAAAAAGTCTTAGGGGAGAAGTTAAGACGACTCTATGGTGGTGAACTACCAGAAGAAACTGAAACCACCCAAGATTAAAGTGAAAGTCTTTAATTACGGAAAAATGTTAAGCACTAAAGTTCCAAGCATGGTCAACGTGCTAAAAAGTTTGGCACTGGTAGGGGCAGTAGGTCTTGTATGGGTTCTACAATCAGAAAAACTTATCACCGCCCCAAGCCCCCCCAAAGTAATAACAATTTCTAATACTGGAACCCCTTGACATCTGCCACACCCTCTGTTATACTGGGGTTAACCCAACAAAAACTGGTTAAGTGAGAACCAAGCTTAATTAATCAGGGTTAAACCCCCTTTAACTAGGGTAAAACGGGCAGTTAGCTCGTGTTAGCTTGTGGAGTGGAGTTAAGCCGTCTTACCCACTGTGAAGCAAGAAATCAATGTTAGTCAAAGTAAACATTTTTATAACGGTCTAATGCCAAGGTTAAACGAAGTAGGAATCCCACTTATCCCTGAATCCATGCGGAAGCAACTATTCGGCGGGGAACGTCAAAAGCCCTTCGCCGGTAGTGTTAAATTGGCTAAAGCTGAATTAGCCCGATTTGGACTGGATAATGTGGAAGTCGATGTACCAGAAGACATTGAATTTGAGTTACCCCCACTCCAGGGGGCAGACCTGGAAGAACATTTCAATAAAATAGCAGAATCCCAAGCCCAACCTTATTTATCTATCGCAGAACAAATGTCCAGAGCCGTTATTCCAGCGAGACCCCCCGAAATTCTGTTACGTCCAGGTTGGACGTGCTATGAACCAGGTGAAGAACCCTACCCCGTTCCGTACCCAGCAGAAGATGGACTGGTGTATGACGTGGAAGTTGCTGTAAGAAGTTCAAATTACCCTGTGATGGCTAGTGCTGTCTCACCAGTAGCTTGGTACTTTTGGGTTAGTCCGAAGTTGGCAACAGACGGCAGTGATGTCCTCTGTCCACTAGGAAATAGCCCTAAACTGGTAGCTGGGTGGAATATACAGTACGACCGGCAGAGAACTTTAGAACCCTATAGCCTAGAGTTAGGTGGACTCCGATTTTGGGATGTCATGTCCATGCACCAATGCGTGGGGGGGCTTTCTTCTAAACAACGTCCACTGAGCATAAAAAATGCCAAAGCAAAAGCTAATGGTGAGGACGCTAGATTAGATTATGCCTCTGCATGGCTTGATGTTAGCTCTGGTAATTCATTAAAAGATGCCGCTCGGTTGTACCTGGGTGTCGAAATGTCCAAAGACGACCGAGACTATTTTGTTACTGGAACTCTATTGGAAATCCGAAACCGCTTTCAACAATTAGCTGACTATTGTGTGAAAGACACTGAGATTACCTTCAAACTTTATAAGCTATTGTGGGCAAGATTTCGGGAAAAATGCCCATCTAACGTGACTTTCTTTGGGATGCTAGAAATGGGTACGGCTATCCTGCCTATTACCCGTGAATCGTGGTTCGGTTATATAGACAGAGCCGAAAGTAAATTTGTTGAAGAAAAAACCCGTGTTGAGAAACATTTGCGTCTATTGACAGATGAAGCGGTTGAGGGATTCTTAAACGGGAGTCTTGACCCCAAACTAGACCCGTGGTTATGTAATCTGGATTGGACTATGCCTTCTTCCCGGGCAAAAATCATGAAGGATAAGCCTGAGTGGTATCGGAAACTATTTAAGGGGGAAAAAATCAATCTAACGGTGAAAACCCAGTGTACTCCTTACTTACTTCGTTTAAAATGGTTTGACTACCCACTCTACCACCATCCCAAAAGAAAATGGGGCTTTGTGACACCAGTTGGGGAAGAAGTCGAATCCAATTTAGACCCAATTTATCTAAATGATGTTGGGGAAGAAGTGGGGGAGACTGAAGCGACTAAGGTGTACTACCCTATACCCCATAAAGACGGGGATGACTCAAATGTGGGTTGCCCCCTATCCAAAGATTACTTAGCTGAAATGGAGAAAGGAGTGCTGAACTCTGATTTCCCTGAAGCTAAACAAGCCCTCGAAGCGGCAATTTCCTGTTCTTACTGGGTATCAGTACAAAGTCGGGTAAAATCCCAATTTGTAGTAATGAACTCCGACAACCAAACGGGATTTATTATTCCCCAGATGGTGGTAGCAGGAACAGTCACGGGACGGGCAGTAGAAAGCACTTGGTTGACAAGCAGTAACCCAAAAAAGAACCGTATAGGTAGCGAGATTAAAACCACAATTCGGATTCCTGAAGGTTATTTGCAAATTGGGGCTGATGTCGATTCACAGGAATTGGCTTTATCCGACCTTTTTGGGGATTCTAAGGTAGGAATTATTGGGGGAACTCCCGCAAGCTTCCAAACCCTCGTAGGGAGAAAAGAGGATGGGTCTGATATGCACACTACCACTGCTCAAATCCTGGGAATATCACGGGATGATGCTAAGGTAATTAATTATTCGAGGCGTTATAATGCGGGGCTAACATCGACTGTAAACACCTTAAAACAGTTTCGCAAAAGTCTCTCTACTGCGGAAGCTAAGTCTATTGCCACTGAAATGTTCACCAAAACGAAAGGTAAAAAAATAGAAGGAAAGTGGAAACTGGGTACAGAATCAGTAATGTTTAATGAAATGGAGCATATTGCTACATCTTATGACCCTCGTACTCCGGCTCTAGGGAGAACTCTTAGCGATGCTTTACACCCCCGATACACAGGAAATCGGGATTTCTTAAGTTCAAAAATCAATTGGGTAGTCCAGAGCAGTGGTGTAGACTTCATGCACCTCTGTCTAACCGCCACATCCTATCTATGTCGAGAGTACAATATTAACGCCCGCTTATGTATCACGATTCACGACGAGTACCGTTACATCGTAAAGAAGGAAGATTCAGCGAGGTTTTGCTTGGCCTTCCAGATTGCCCACCTCTGGACTCGTGCGATGTTCTGCTATTCAGTAGGGATATACGACCTCCCCGCATCAGTAGCATGGTTCTCTGGGGTGGACATCGACTTCACAATTCGTAAGTCTCCAGACAGTCCAGCGATTACCCCGTCTCAACCTCAAGGATTACCGTTAGGAAAACTCCGAACGATGCCTGAGATTTTGAAAGCAACTGGTGGTTCTTTAACTAAATAGGTCTTAAAAAAGGGGGGTTCGATGCCCCCTTTCGCCCAAAGTAGTTCTGAAAAGCAAGGGGTAAAAAATGTGGATTGAATATGTAAATGCAGATGTCATTAGGCTTCTAATTGCGTTAAGTCCAACTAAAATGTCTAGAATGGAGGAATTAGAGGAACTAAAATTAGATGACTTAGAATTAGCCTTAGTATTTGGTATTGAGTTGGGAGCAGTAGAAGTGGTGGAACCGGTTATTTATTTTGCCAAACCAGAAGCATATTTCAGACTGTCACAAATGGGATTAAAAATGAGAATTTACTTAGAAAAATTAGACAACCTTTTTGGCGATGAGTAAGAAAAAGCAAAATCCAGAAATCAATACCCGTCTTTTAAAGTTAATCCTTAAAGCGGGGTTTATCTTGGGAGATACAAAGAACCCTGAATTAAGGTATTTAGCCAAATTAGGGTTAATACGTCCAGTGGCGTTAATCGGAACAAGTCATGAAGTCTATATCATGACTTTTAACGGTGAATATTTCTTAAGAACTCAATGCTTCTCGTAGAAAGTATGTAAAATCCAAGATGTCCACAAACCAAAGATAGCTTGGACAGACGATACCATAGTAAAATAAGTAGAGAACGAGGTTAAAAGTGGTAAAGGGGCAACCCTAACCAGATTTACTAGGGTAATAACCAAAGGATAAGTACGAGATACCCAAATTAAAGTTTGAGCATTAGCTTTGGGAATAGGCTCAGACTTTAGTAGTTTATTTCGGAGAAAAAAGCTTAAAACAGGTATACTAAAATCGACAAGACTAGACAATAAAAGTAAATAAGTCTGTTGGAGTTGGTCATCACTAAGTCCACCAAATAGACGAACCAGGGTCGTAGAAAAATAGATTACGCCAACCCCCACAAAGAACTCCCTACCGATTTGGGACTTTACATCTGCCATTTCCAAATTATTTGCCACTCAAATATTGCCCCAAATCTGTTAAAAGTTTCAAAGTGAACACATCCAAATATTGAGCGTAGTTATCACTGATAGAATTAAAATCATCATCGGGGGGAGGGGAGAGTAAGTTCCCACCTGCCTTATTAGCAGAAACAATAACGGATAAGCGGTAGGAATCAGAAACCTGAGTAATAGTGACTAAAATCTTAGTTTTCTCCCAAAAAACCGGAGTAATTAAACCCTTAGTGAAACCTAAATCAGCCCTAACATTCTCATTAGAACGAACAATAAGAGCTTGAGGGAACCGATGTTTTAAAAAGACGGAGACAGATTGAGTAAGAGCATTTAGAGTCCCCGCACTCATAACACAGCCCTTACTAAGCTCTAATGGGGAAGACTGAAGGCTATATTTTCCAAGAAAGAAAATGGTTGTATCCAAATTGTAGGTTAGATATAAGGGCTTACCGGGATAGCAAAACTTCGCTGGCGGAGGGTTCAGGGTGGGGGGATTATTATCTTGAGCTTGAAAAAGGAAAACAGCTATCATAAGCAGTTCCCAAAAAATAAGGGATAGATAAATAAAAACTCGTAACATTAGTCTACTAACAGGGTCTGCCTAAGTAGAGTGGGTGCTACTCTTAAAAAAGTCTTAACGCTCAATATTAATTGATGACTTGACAAAAGGAGTTCACACGGTCTATGATAAAAAAACAAAGAAAACCCCAAGAGGTAAAAATGGAAAAAATGGAAGAAATGGAACTTTTAAGCCCTTCGTATCATGCGGGCAAACTTCTGGATGCACAATTGCGTAAAGAGGAAGAACTAAGCTTAAATGCAGAAGATTCCGTAGAAGTGCCTGGGGAAATCCCTACCCCTGAATACTGGGAAATACAAGGGAAAAGGATTTACCCAGAGAACAAAGTGGTGTACTTTGCTTGGACAGGAGAAAAAGCAGAGTTATTGCTAGGCGTAGTTCGAGCAGTAGAAAATACCAAGTTGGTCTTATCCGTGAATGGGAAAACGGTAAACTTATTCCCTGGGGAAAAAACGGTTGCTATTGTGGAATAATCCCTATACAATGGGGAATATTGAAAGTTCTACCCTAAAAGAGCTTGAAAAAGCCCAAAAAGAGGGTAGAACTCCTATTATTGTGGACACTAAGGGGGGAGAGTTAGATATAGCGATAGAGTTAGCCCAAATGTGTAGTACACCTGTACTGGTCAGAAGGGCTATAAGTGCGGGCGGTGTATTCGCACTACTGATAAAATCAGAATTAAGATTTTGTGAAAAAGGTGGATTCCTATTGCTCCATGAGCCAGTAGCGAGCAAGAAACTACTATCAGAGAAAGAAGCGGAAATAATAGTTGACAAAAAGATAGAGTTAGTAAAAGAATTACAGAAAGTTAACCCCCAAATACCCTTTGAGCAGTTTAGCAAATGGTTGAAAAAGGGTATTTGTTTTGCGGACACGGGGTTAGCAGAAAAATTCTTCTTTAAGGTGGAAAATGAAAACCACCCCCAATAGTCTTTAACGCTGGTATGTAATTTTAAGGGGGATTTCTTTAATCCCCTGTTTTAGTGTGGCGGACAATAGTGGAACTACCGTGTTTCGGAAAGTAGCACGATTTTCGATAACAATACACCCTGCTGAACCTGGGACATTGGCATCATCGTGTAAACCCAGTTCAGACCGACCATAACCGGGGACGGGGGAGGGTAAAATAGGGTAAAACATACCTTCAATACCTTTGGTAGCAAGAAAATAACCTTCAGTAGAAATGGTGTATTCACTATAAGGGGGTAACAAACCCTTACCTTTAGTCTTATAGTGGGTGTGATTCTGAAACCCAGTAGCACCAGAAGTAGCGACTACGGCACAAAGTTGTTTGCCCTCCGAATCACGAAGAACAAAAGTACCCCAAAGTAGTTCGGTACTTTGACGAGGACGAAAAATATATTCAGCAGAAACAGGATAAGACATAGAAAAAAGTCTAAAACAGGGTGAACCATTTTAGGAATCGAGCGGGGGGTTTACTTTTTTTTTTTTTCTTTTTCTAGGGTGGTCAAATCAAGAGCATTTAACTCCCTATCTCCTGTAAATAGTTTTGGGCGTTATTGTCTATCAACAACGAAGACTTCAAATACTAATGGGGTAAATAGGGTGGTAGATTCCCCCCCCCCCCGACTACGCCCAAAACAGTTGAAAAAGGGGGAAAAGTAAGTGACAATTAAAGAAATATTAAATCCAATAGGGAATAACGTGATTAATTGGATATTCCCAACAAATAATGAATGGGGAATACCCGTCTTGAGCTTAGATATGCAAGGAAAATGGCCAGAGTTACCAATAAACATCTGGGGAGCAAAGGCAAGAACGAATAAATTAAAGGGAACAATATTCCATTACACTGATGACTATAGAATGTCGGGACATTGGAAAAATCCCTCAAAACTGATTGAAACAGAAATAACTTTAGTGGGGGAAGTAAACTATACGATTTCCTTACAAAGTCCAAAAGCAATAGCAATCCAGAAGGTATTCCAAAAAAGATGGCTATCCCGTTATTGGGGGGAAGCGGGGATAAAAATCCTAGTAGACCTGAATGTACCGACGGAGTTTGAAGAAATCGCCTTATTAGGAGTACCGAAAGGGTGGAAAGCCTACTGTACACATGGATATAGTGAAAGAATCCAAGCAACATACGATGAGTATGAGATGGCCTGTCGTCATGCCCAGAGTAGAGAAATCTATTTCACAGTATACGGGGGAGGACGGAAGGTAAAAGAGGAGTGTGAAAAGATGGGATGGGTTCATGTAGTGGAGGAATCTGACAGAGCGAGAGGAAGATTCAAAGATGAATTTTCGATAAAAGATTATGTGGTGGAGACTGCTAAAGTAGTAGAAAGTCAAAAAGTCAGGGCATTTTAGGGGGGGTGTGATTTCCGCCCAAACCAGATGTGGACAGTCTAATAATGGAATACAGGAAGAAACTAAGATGGTAAAGCCAACCGGTGGAGACGGTCGCCCTGACCGTAGAGAGAGAAAAAAATCGAGTCCTAACGTAGTAGAGCGTGCGTTTGGGGCAGTAAGAGACAATCAAAAAAAGAGAGATTCCGCTTCGAGGACTGTAGAGGAAGCTTTTAAAAAAGGCAGAAAGGGTTAAACCACCTTTAACTAAGGTAAAGTCTAAAAGTTTTTTCTAAACCCCCTTGACATCCAATCCACTCTCTGTTATACTGGGGTTAACCCAACAAAAACCAGAACCTGAAATGGCTGTATTAGAACCAGAAAGACCAGATGATAATGATTATCATAAGCTAGTCGAAGCGCAAATAGACCTGCCACTAGAGTACCAATTAAAACTATCACTACTGCTGAGAGCAATAGAGGCAGAGTTTTCGCTGGATAAAGACCCGTCAGCAACACACATTAGATTCCCGAAAGAAGACTTACAAAAAATTGTCAACCGACTAAAAGGAATGTACTCCGAGATGTACTGTAATATGGTAGCAACACAATTGTTCACCCAGAAAGCATTAGCGGAGAAATGGGGCATTGAAAAATGACCCCTGACAACCATAATCAGCCAATAAAAACCCTATCAAACTAGGGTTTTTCCCTAGTCAAAAAATATGCTTGAACAAGAAAGAAACGAGAAAAAGAAAGAGTTATTTAACACAATACCCTATGGATTAGCCCTTACTGGACGGGTAAGGGACTGGGGTAAACAACCTCAAGGACGACTCCCAGTTAGCTGTACTGTGTTCGATGTCCAAGACAGTATGGAAGGTAAAGACGGTATCGAAGATTCTTGGTTATTTACGAGTCACGGATTAAGAAATGCGGCTGGAGTAGCAATTAATCTATCGAATCTAAGACCTGCGGGGACTCAGAATGAGTTAGGGTTAACGGCATCTGGGCCAGTAAGTTTTACGGAGTTCTATTCTAAGATGAATGAAATCCTCCGTCGTGGGGGAATTTTCAAAAACGGAGCTTGCACGATTTACCTAGACTACGACCACCCTGACATTGAGAAATTTATCAATTGCAATGAATTTGCCAATGCGTGGGTAAAATTGGCAGTCTATGTAGACGAAGAAATCCGTAACCACCCAATCAAGAAACTACTAGCTAAAGCAGTAGACGAAGGTACTGTATGGTTAGCCAAGAAATGGTGGGATAAGGAGGGAGAACGTCTGTTCTCAAACGTTTGCCTTGAAATCGGGCTTAAAAGTCGTGCGACCTGTCTAATCTCTAATGAAAATTACGGATTACTGGAGCCAGAAGACTTCCCACAAGCATATCGGGAAGGGGCAGAATGGCTGTGCCAACTCCATGCAATCACCGGTGTGGGAGAGACAGGTCGATACCTGAGTCCTGAAGAAGACCGACAAATAGGATTAGGGGTTATTGGATTAGCATCGTTTTTAGCGATTCAAAAAGTAAAATACGCTGAATTTGTCGATGCTTTGGAAGAATACGAAATCCTAACTTCAGGGTTCCGGGAGGACATCATCAAAGAGAACGAAGGGAATGACTATTTCATTGGTGGATGTTCGAGACCAATATACCTAGTCCATAAAATAGCTCTAGGCTTCATGGAAGCGGCGGTAGTGGGACGTAAGTACAATATGGATAGAATCTTTACTGTAGCTCCAACTGCAACGAGTTTCACAAAAAACTTTGACAAGTTAGGGTATGCAATCACCCCTGAAATCAGCCCACCGCTAGGTCGGGAAATTGAAAGAACATCCGAAACATTTGGTTCACAGATGTTCGCTTTTCATCCCGATGTAGAAATTGCGTCGGAAGTAGGGTGGGACGTTCAATGGAGACTACTGAACGGATGGCAACGGTTGATGGATTCCACTGGATTAGGTCATTCGATTTCTTCCAACATTTGGGATACTTGCCCTGTCAATGAACAGTTCATTGACGACTTTATGGATGCGGACATCAAAACGACCTATTATCGCCTCTCAACCCTTCAACAGGCAAATGACAAATCTGGCTATATTTCAGATGAGGCACTAGAAAAATTAGGTTATCTTCCCTCGAAAGAAATGGATGAAGTAGACGACTTATTTGCGGAGTTATTTGGAGAAACCGACCCGACCCCAACCCCTGTTCAACCCGTGTGCAACATTGGTGACGGGTACTGTGAGGCCTGCGGCGGAGACTAACTCTAGTTCTAAAAGGGTTAACCAAAATTTAACCAAGTTAACCCTTGACAAACCCTTTGAACCCTGTTAAAATAGTAAAAACACCAAGAGCAAGATTTAGACATGGAAGAATACACTAGAGAAGAATTAATAAATATATCCCGTATTCTCCTGTTCGGTTTGCATCTACAAGCAACGGAAGCGGGTAATGGAAGCGGGTTAAGTACAAGAACTGTAATATCTGGGGAAATATGGGATAAGATGTATGAAGGTGAATTAACCTTTTACTTCCTTGTAAATCCTGAAAATGACTTAGTAATCACTACCCAACTCCAGACGACCTAATTTTCAACCCAATGTCTAGTACAATTGTACTACTTAAAACTGATGACACCTGACAAACCAAAAGGCCAAACCCCAGTACCAACGATGTTAAAACCTGAATTTGCTGACTTAAAACCATTACCGAAACTGGTTATCTGTTTTGGGGAGTCTGGCTCTGGGAAATCGGAGTTCCAACGGATTTTAGAATCTTGTCTAAATTTTTCCTGGATTCACCCAATTAATGACTTTAAACAATTCCTGGAGCGAAAATTTGGTTTACAGGAGGGGGCGATGCACACCCCTGAAGGAAAAGCCACAAAGTTTGAGTTCAATGAGTTTTTATCCAAAGACTTAGAAATCCATCTGTATTGGTTCTTAGCAGACCACTATGGTATTACCGGAATTGAAACGCCAGACTATGTTAATGGAACAGGGAAAACACTAGGTACAATCACCAAACTAATGGTAGACCGTATATTTGCCCAAACCAAAACTTTAGGGGAAATAGAAACCCTGGCTTGGAAAGAAATGAAAGACATTGACCCTCATTTTTCTCTACCCTATGTCAGACGAGAATTAACCCGGTTACTGCGAGAAGGCAAGGACGTAGTAATGTTGGCAATAAGAAACCAGCATGAACAAGTTTTAATCCAGGAGGTAATAAAGCAAGGTAACTGTATTCCCCATTTAGTAAAAATTAACCGTCCTGGTTATGAAGGCTTATTTACTGATGTGGAACAAGTTGAGATGTTCAATGCTTTGCATGAGGTAGTTCCTAAAACCCAAATCTACTTGAGGACTAATGACTTAACTTTAGCAGAGTGGAAAGCTCAGTGTTACGAATTAGGGTACTTTCTGAAGTATAGTCTGGGTTTACCAGGGTTGACCCTATCCTAACCCCGTTAGGACTCTATTAGCCCAGTTCAACCTCGCCTAGCCCTTAGTCCGCCCAAACAATATAGCCCAGTGTAGCCAAAAGCCGCACTGGGTATAACTTTGTGTCCGCCCAGACCAAAAAGTTAAAAAATGAAAAAAATTTGGATGAGGAATAACTGACGCTTTTAGGGATACTTAAAAGAGGGGTATGGGGGGTCTACGGTAGAGTTTAATCGGGGCTAGAACAAGCGGAACAGGGGTAAGACAGGGTTAAGGTAGTTAACCATTGCAAAGAAGCTTTAAAGGGGGTTAAACTAGAGATTAACCAATCCAGACTAAGGAGTAGATTTAGGAATAGATAGGGCTAGAACCCCAGCAATAAGGGTAGTAGTGGCATCTACTAATTTGGGGGCGTACTTATCGGGTTCTTTAATGGATAGGATACCTAAAAAAACAAAGCCTATAGAGGCCAGGGACATAATTATCTGACAGGGTTTCATATTACATGAGCTAGATTACACATTTAGGATGAGCGATTGTGGGATGCTAGTTTTACTCACCAGTTTGCAAGCAACAGCTAATGCTTAATCGAAATAGGTATGGTTGTACTAAGTATACGCCATGCAACAAGGTGGCTGTAAGAGTATGGTTGTACTAGGGTAAGGCTGTACTAAGAGTATGGTTGTACCAGGGTAAGGCTGTACTATGAGTATAAAAAAGCTAGTGGACTGCTTTTAAACTGCCCACTAGCTTTTTTATACAGAACGTGCTTTAGGGTGATTCCTGGTACTGAACCCCGTTAGTTCCTTTTAATACTAGATAGGCTGAAAGAAATTTGCCGCAACAAACTGTCCCACAGCTAACCCCATGTCAAAAGAATCAATACAAGCCTCCCGGACGTGAACTCCACCATAAATACGGCTGAGAGCATCTTCCATTCCCGCTTCATAGAAGCTATCGAAATGACGAACGATACCTGGAAGTTCTTGGGAGACAGCACTAAACACATAGTTGTCACCAAAATATTCGGTCATCACTCCCGCAAATGCTCCCCCCATGGCGGAATGTCCTGACATATAATCTGGGAAAGGTGGGGAATTAACCCCCATTAATTCTGACAGCAAGGGTTTCCAATTGGGGTCGCCCACCGTATCAGCTATCCCGTCATTAGCCGCAAATCCTCCAGCAATTACGTCATCGGGGCGAGGTTGGAGTTCAGTGTATTTTTCTTTCCAAGCAACGATTACCGAATCTGCCAGCGCAGTATTTAAAGCGGCAAATAGGCTGGCATCTTCTTGTAAGGTATTGCCCTCACGCACGGCGATTTCTTGAGCAATTTGATTTAAGTGACCATAGGGACGGAAGGTATCAGCCCGGTCATAAGCCCAGAAAACAGCCATTTCTGTCTGGTCTGCATTGCGTAAAGTGGTAGTGAGAGCAGTGTTTTCCAATCCACCATAGAGCCGGACTTCTTCAATTTCTTGGGCATACAATGTAGGATTTGTGTCAGGACGGCCATCAAGAGTTACATCAAGTTGATTGTCCGCAACAAACTGGTCAATGTCGCCAATTGTCCAAGTATCTACTCCCCCCCAATTCGCACCCACTGCTACCCCAGCAGTGGGGCCGGAGGTTTCTGGTCGCCAAACGTAGTCTCCCAGTGGCGGAGTGAAAGGTGTATTGTCGTTAGAACCATCATTAGCCCGTAAATTGATGCTCTGATTGGCCACTGAAATACCAAAATCAAACCCCTGGCTTTTCGCAATGGCACTGTCCTGAATCTCTGCCAGAGAATTGGATAATTGCTGTGAGAACAAACTACTTTGTCCAGGTAATTGAGTAGAAAGAACTCGATAAGCCGCACCGACTACCGCCGCCTCTAACGAGGTATTCGATGGTGCGTTCTCATTTACAGCGTAGGAGGGATATAAAGTGTTGAAAGCATTGACCGTATCATAGACGGCAGTAGAAACCAACGCCATTAAGCGAGAACCTACTGTCGGTGCGACTCCCCGACCCGCTTTTCCTTCAGCTTGAATTGCATTTAAGGCGACCGCATTCCAGTCGATGACGGCGTTAGTATTGAGTCCCGATACTAATTTACTGGTGACATTATTGGTTTCCAGTTGTTCGGCAATTTGGTTATTTGCATCAACTTGAGCGATGAGAAAGTAAGCCCCCGGAGCGATGACTGAAGTATTGTTTTGATACGTTAAGTCCAAGGTAACTGACTGCCCAGCATTTAGGTTCAAGTTTGTGCTGACACTGGTGAGTAAGGCATCGTTACTGTCAATCTGACCGTCAGTAGAAATGTACAGGTTGACAGTAATGAGACCATTGGCAATCCCCGCTCGATTGGTGACAGAACTGAGACCTTTATTGGTAAGAATTACCTGTGCGCTTCCCTGAGACCCGAAGTCAACCGTAGTTGGTAAATTTATCGTGCCAAAACTGGCCACTAAATCTGGTAGATTCGGAAAGTTAAACATTTGACTCCTTTATTAGGTATATGTCTAATATATTAGGGTTTACTAGGTATTGTCAAGCCCTAATATATTAGAATAACTTATCTATAACTATGAGCGTTGCTTATACTTGTAATACACCGATTGACAATATGGTTAAGGATGGACTAAGATAGACAATACACCCAAAATAATAACAGACCCTAGATTAGGAAAAGTGATATGTCAGAGCAAGCGATTTTCGGTAAACTATTCAAGGCCAAGAGAAACTGGTCTGTAATGCCGATACAATCTGGTAACTGTGTACTCGGAGCAGAAAAGACCGTACAGAAAGCACTTCAGGCACGGTTATTGGAACTACCCGTAGGCGAATGGATTAAAGAAGGAGCCAGACGGGAAAAGCGTTGGTTAAGCGAAGAGGGGCTTCGACTATTGGCCTCTAATTTTAAAGATGAGCAAAAACACGATGAGCAATTAGATTATTGCTACCGTAACTTAACTCTATGTGACCGTGAGACTAAAGCGGAGATAGAAAAGGAATCTCAAGAAATCATCCAGAAATGGTTCAAGATGGGTGAAAAATACCACCCCATCTTAGTCACTTGGATTGCTGAACAATCTGTATTCTTTCCCGTACTAACCATCTACCGAAGACTAGGCGGTGTACAGTTGGCTAGTGTGGCCTCCGAGATTAGTCGAGATGAGGCTATCCATGCCCGTACCAATGGTACTATGTCAAAAATGCTAGGTCAACAAATAACGCCTGAATTAGACGACCTAAGACAGGAAACGATGGAATGGCTCACCAGTGACTTAGATGGCTCTATAGATGGCATTTACGGGCAACAGAAAAGCTATCTTGACCAGTCTTACAAACTTCTACATGAGGGAAAGTATATAGAGTTTAAAGATACCAGTGCCGCTATCATGGTGGGATTCTTTGAGACCCACCGTAGCCATATCCCCCGCTACGGAACCGTATAGTCCTAACCCTTGCAATAAACCCACCCAATCAAGGGTGGGTTTTGGATTTAATGGGGGGGTTAGGTGGGTTTAACCCAATCTAACCCCGTTTAAGATGTCTAGCGTCGGTTTACTCTTGTTTGAACCAATTCAGACGATTCAAAATTGTCTCGAATATGAGTATTGAAATAGCGACCGATTGATTCAGCCAATTCTAAGTCTTGGAATACATCCTGCGGTACATCGTGGTACAGGTAATCACGGCCACTATTGAACACGATTCTTAAAGTGTTGTCATCATACCCGATAGCTAGGATTGCACTGGATTGAACTGTTTCTAAGTTAGGAATCATAATTTTTGCTCTGTTGTTTGGTATGTGTCCACTATAGCAAAGTTGGGTCTAGGTTGTCAAGCCCTAATTAATAAGGATTTCTTATCATTCAACCATAAGAAATCCTTATAGGGGTTAGTCTTTTGAGGTTAAAGCTTCAACTAATTGGATTTTTGTTAACCGTCCATAGTTTTTAACTTTTCTCTTGCTGGCCATAGCTTTCAATTCCCTGATAGTATACAGGTTTGCAAGGGTAAAATCAGGGACAGGTTCAAGGGGGGCAGGGACAGGTTCAAGGGGGGCAGGG